TCACGAACTTCCCCAAGATTCGCCCTAGAAAAAGAGCGTCCCGCTATCGAATAGCTAGACCCAGCCACCGCAATCGCCTCAAGACAAGTCACATACTTATCACGCAGAGAAGTTAGGGTGGCAAGGGGTAGCCCAATGAAATCACCCTTCGCCATTCTCAACCTCCTCTGTCAAACTTGCGGGGGAAACTTTGAGCCGTCCGTGGAGTGCCGCACCCACAATGTTCATACATTCGCAGTCCATTAAATGATTATGCTTGCCAATTTGCTTCCACACAAGTCTTTCCCTGCCAGTCATAGGATTTTTCACCCTCACCTTCACCTCTGCTTCGATATGCACCTTCCAGACATCGGGCGTGTTTAGGGCGATGAATCCCTCCTCTTTCAATAGTTGAGAGAGGATGTCTTTGATTGATGGGTTAGACCATCGCCAAATTGGGCAGAGTTTCCACTTCCATCCTGCCTTTGATTGAACTGCCTTACCAGAGAAGGGGTCGCCATTTGCGATTCGAGCGTATGGCCTTTGCACCTTCTGCTCGTTCACAATCTCGGAGAAGCTGGTCTTGTCTGAGCCGACCAACGCAACCCAGCCTTGTTTACAGCAGTTTAGGTATACCTCTCTGGTCTGATCGCCCGAGTCAATTAGAACGCACTTATCCTCAACACCAAACTCATCTTGCTTTGCCTTTATGTCGCCCCAAGTTTCTAGCCTACCCGCCCACACAAGTCTTGGTTTGCCCTCCAAATCCCAAGCCCTCACTACGCACCAAGCGTGGAAGCCCCCCGCCTCTTGTATGTCGCAACTCATAATCAGCTTATCCCCCATCCGAACCTCACCCATCTTATAAGCACCGGGAACGATCTGCATATTTTCTGATTCGTGTTCCATCCACGGCTCGGCTAGGACTCGGTTCACAAAATCTTGTAGGCCGATAATCCCGCTGTGCTTATCTTGTAGGAACTTGACTGCCAAGCTCCCGAAGCTAACCCACGGAGCATATAGGCCGTTGAGGTGATACGAGCGTCTGGCTGGTTCGCCCTTGGGATTGGTTGCCCTCCACTCCCCCTCTCGGAGCATCTTGGTTTTCTGGCCGTCTTGAATCTTGCCCTTGCAACCCTCGCACTCATAGTAGGTAGAAGATTTCACTAGGGCATAGTCATAAACGCCATCTTCGATCTTGGCCGCTTCGTCCCACTTCACTTGCCCCCAAATTAGTTTTTGTTTCAATCCACAATGAGGGCAGGGCACAAAATAGAAGCGCATATCCCCCTTCTGCCATTCAGCCCAGATTATCGAGTCGGCAGTTGTCGGGGTGCTAGTTGCTATGATTAAATGATTGGGGTAGGTGCTAACTCGTGCCTCTGCTAACTGCACCGGATTGGCCTCCCTCCCCGACCCTGCTTGCTCTGGAAACTTGTCCACCTCATCCATACAGAGCAATGCAATGGAACGACTAGAAAGAGCCGAGGCACTTGTTCCCGCCCACCAGACCGAGCATCGCTTAAAATGTTGCTCTAGGATTTTTATTTTGTCGGTATTGTCTGGCTTTTCTTTGGCTAGGGCTGGGCAATCGTCAATCATTGGCAACCACCTAGTTTCTGTGAATGACCTAGCCAAATGCTCACTAGGCATCACCCACAATGCGGGGCAAGGTCTCTCTGCTATGCGGTACGCTAGGCCAGCTAGAATCGTTGTGGTCTTGCTTGTTTGTGCCCCCCACACCAATACTACCCTACGAATCGAATCATCGCCAAAAGCCTCTAGCGGTTCACGGACATAGGGGGTTAGATTGGTTGAATACGCTCCGGGTATATTCGTTACCCTCGCCGAAAGCGTGAGATTCTTCTCTGCCCATTCTGGGATTGAGAGTTGTTCCCTTGGCTCAAACAAAAGACGAGCGAAGTTCTTGGCCTCATCAATCTGGTTCACACCCCACACATCCCTTCTTCACAATGGGGATGATCGCCACCAAAAATATCCATCTGCCCCTTGTCGAAATCGTCCCTAAAATCTACTTGCTCAATAGGGGTGCAAGACTTGTGGAGGAATGGCGTGGAGTCAAAATTCTCGCTATTCTTTTTTGCAAGTTGCATATCCTTTTCAAATTGCACGGCTCGCTCAAATGCCTCTGGTTCTTCTTGTTTCAATCGCTTCCATTCCTTGTTTGAATGAAAGGGGCAATAAACGCACGATGATCTTGGTGGTTTTGGGTATCCGTTTCGCTCCATCCATTCCAAGCAATTCTGCCTAGTCATTCGCTTTTCAATCAGAGGCCAGCGGCTTTGTGCCCAAGCATCCCTAGAGGGTTTGCATCGATGCCACTCGTCCCAAGAAATGCCGATGTATTGAGTTACTGAAATATGTTTTTGCCCCCTCTTAATTTTGCACCTAGCCCTAGCCTCTTTCATAATCGGCTTTATTTTGAAGTCTGCCGTGCAAGACCTAAACACGATTTTACCCAGCTTGCCCTTGGCACTTTTGGTAAAGAATGGAATGTTCGTTCTGCTGAACTTGCGGCCATCTTTTGTCACCCTCATTTTTAATGATTCTTTTGAAAGACTCCCAGCCGTTACTATATAAACCGGGTATGGCAACAATGCCTTTAACTGCTCTAGCCATTTATAGACGCTCTCTGGTTCGTCTTGCGTATCAGAGAAAATAGCAAAGTCTGGCATAGGGGAGATTTCCCCCTTCGCACACATCAAGGCTAGGCAACTAGACTGAACCCCAGCACCAAGAGAAATGATGTTGTATTCTGTCTTTATGTCTGGTTCGACTAATGGGTTCATCTCTTAACCAGATAATCTTTTGCATACGCCCACGCTGGGTTCATGTGAATCTTAATATGGCACTCGAAGCACACGGCCAAGAAGAACTCCACCTCGTTGAGCCTATCCCCAAATCTTCCCCTGCGATGGTGAATTTGAGTTGCAATTTTACATTGGCAAACTTGGCAGACTGGCGTGTTGCCTAGAAACTTCTCTCGCACATCAGAATAGACCTCGTTTTGTTTTCTTCTTTTGGCAGACACTCGGCGTAGTTTCCCTCCTCGCTTGAGTGGTGTTTTGCGTTTGAGGGGAGAGCGTTTCATTCGTCAAAGAATGGAAGCACTATGCCAAGGATTGCGATTGCTACCAGCAAAACAATGAAGCATTCGTTCATAGTGTTCTAATTGGTGTATTGCTTCCGATGCACTCAATGATTGTTTTTTGGAATTTCCTTAGTTCTGATATTGCCTCCTTGAGACTAGATAACCTCCTTGCCCTAGCGAGAAGCCAAGGGGAGGGATTGTCATTCGATGTAAAAAATAAAACTGGCTTGCCCTTCATATGTGCATAAAAGACCTCCATAGCCGTTCCCCATCCGGGCTTCTCCGCATTCACAAGCACTACATTTGAATGATCGACTTCGGCCATATCTTCCTTTACTATTTTTGTGCTATTTACCACATCAAATCTTGTTCCCCGAAAGTCTCTATCTAGCGGATTAAGTATTTCATATAAGTCTTGAAGTTCGATAGTCGCTATATTTCTCCATTCTTGTTCTTGGTCGGTTGTTCCATAGATCGCCCCAGATAAATAGATTCTTGGTTTCATATATTTTCTACTCGTATCCTATTGTTTGAACCCTCACGCAAAACAATCGCCCTCAACTTAAGTTTTTCGCATTCAAACATTTTTAGTCTCTTAAAGAACCAGTTGCCAACATTTTCTAATGTAGTAGGGAAATCAAATACCTCGTTTAGATTGCTGTGGTCGCAACACCGAACAAGGGTTTGGGTATAGTCCTTAAGTTCTCCAAATGGATAAATCATAGGCTCTTGGTCGGTTGGGAAACCCTCCCACTCGACATCGAGCGAGTAGGTGTGGCCGTGATTGTGAAAACATTTCATAAGACCAACCAATGAATTGTGATGCAAATATGAAAAATCTTCCTTTCTCAAATTGTGTGAAGCATCAAATTTAAACGACTGAATGACGGTGTATTTGACTCCACCTAGTTTTGTTTTGTTTAAGTCTTTAGCAAACATCTTTGATTTCTCCCTTCTCCATATTTTTCTTCTAGGTAATTGATTAGGGGTTGCAATCTTTTCATTCCACCCCTCACCCATCCAGTCCCATCGCAACTCTCAACTCCGTTCTCGTCACAAATCCATAAGCCTTCATATGAATTCACCCTGCCACAATGAACTCTCCTGCCCATTCTGCAAAATTCTGGCAACATCTTCCACTTCCATTCAAACGAGCCTCCCACAAATATAACCTCGGCATCACTAGGAACATCGTCTTGAGTCATTCCGTCTTGTACGACAAAGGCTGGCCTAAATCCTAATGCTTTAATTTTAGGTGAATATATGCTCCATTTTGCAATCGTTTCGTCCTTGTCCAAAACCTTGTCCGGGCAAGCAACCCACAATGGTTTTCTTGATAACTCAACTTTGCCCAGCATTTCATAAAAGGCCGCCTCGTCCCATTCTGTTTTGTTTGTGAATGCGTAATAAGCCCCATTGTCTAGGGCATAGGGAATCACCTCTGGTATATATCGCCATCCGTTTGGAGATATTAAAAGACCTATTGAACCTATAAACTTTCCAGCTAAATATCCTATCATAAACCCAGTATTGTTTGTGGGCATAATGATCACTTAAACGCCCCCTCTGCTTTCTGGATAGTGACGAAGATTTGATTGATTCCGTCTTGGATGGCTTGCTTTGCACACTCTGGGTCTGATGGGTTTGCTCTGGCCGCTAGGCTCGAAGG